AGCGGCGAGCAATCATCCCCAAGCTCTTTTATACCAATCTTGTATTCAGAGCGAATATTCCAATCCTCCATAGGCGTTCCCTTGCCCATGACTGGATTCTGATAACGGAAGTAGCGAGCGATCTTCAAGGGGTGATGAGACTCTCCAGGAGGCAGCTCATACTGCCGCCCATTGTGAGTACCATGCAACTTCTTTGATGTCCGGTTGACGACGGTGACGATCTCATTCGGGTCCATGTGATGTTTTTCTCCATCGAAAGATGGCTGGGTGGCCGATAAACAGCCACCCAAACCACAAGTAACAAACAGCCGTTATTAGCTGCCTGCGACTCTCTGGATAACCAGCGACTGACCAGTTATTCCGTCAAGTCTTGCTCCGTGTGCCGGGTATTCAGAGAAATACTGCTTACGCATGCGGTACCAGGCCTCGAACGCATCGCGTCCGGTGCCTGTGAACACGTCACGAAGCAGCACGTTGCCATCCTCATCTACCCACTTACCAGGCTCGGAGACATACTCCTTAATGCCTGCCTGATTGGTATCGAGGAACAGCATCACGTCCAGCGGGAAGTCGCGGATAGCGCGAACTCCGACATCGCCGAATGGGATATCGCCCTGCTTGAAAGCGACAGTGCCCGGATCCGGACGAAGCAACTGGGCTCCACTGTACCGACGATCAGCATCCGTAAGCTGGATAACCAGCCGGCGAGTGCTGTGGTGGCACAGGATCAGGTTGATCCTAGAGCCGAGCTTCTGGTCCTGAACGTCAGCAACGCGCTGAATCAGGTCAGTTGACAGAGCACCAGTTGAAGCCGTGACGTAACTCGACAAAGCAGGAACGTCGCCGCGGTCCACGCCGAAGTAGGACGCGCGATACGTACCATCGTCGAACAGCGCCATAAGGCCCCACCATGCCTTGTCAAACGAGGTGTCGTTGACAGAGGTGATGTCCTTGTCAGCAGCCTGTACAACCCAGTCGTTATCAGCAACCGTCGAGCCGATGTTAGCAGCAACGTCAACAGTCACGTCAGTGCCGTCTGAGTTTACTGCGGTAACCTTCGCATTATCTGTGCCTGCAGTTCGGAAGGCGCCCGATGCGGGGTTCAGGAACGCGAGGAACATGCCGACTGAGACGAAGCGGTTACCAAAGTTAGCGTTGGTAATACCGCCCGGATTATCCAGCTCCAAAGTGGTATTGCCACTAGGAGACGATTCATTCACGTGAGCCAGCACGCCACGACCATCGCTGGCCAGAGCGTGCTCGTCCTTACGAGCCATATCGTCAATGAGGTACTGCATCTCGCTCTTACGAGCTGAGACGAAGGCACCTTCAGTTGACGTCGAGTCGACCATTACTTCCCATGTCATACGAAGACGAGACATGAGCTTCTTCTGATCGATGGCCATCTTGACATAGCCCTGACGGCCTGCTTCAGCGAATGCTGAGTCTTCACCCACGAACATGGGCGAGACGTTGCGAGAGGTATGCATCAGACGAGAGACTTCTAGGCCCTTGAATGGAACCTGCTCTGTCTTGATCACGTCTCGCAGGGGATTGGCCTGGTTGACTCCCTCGGAGACGCCCTCAGTAAACACCTCCTTGAAAATCACGTCTAGAGCCTGCTTGTCCGCCCCTACGGCAAGCGCTACTGGTCCTTCATACCAGTAACCTTCTTTATCCACAACATCTCCAGTAGTCATATCAATAACTACTTTCGTGTTGATAAAGAGTTTTTCCATTTTCTGCACCTTAGCGAGTTTAGTGAATAGACACTCTATGAGAGACTTTCAATACTGCCTTTATAGTAGTCTACACACCCCTCGCCATCGAATAATCCAGCAAGATACGCTTTTTCAGTTTCTGTTAGATGTTCTAACATGTTTACTGTTTATTGCGCTCCGCTTGGAACATCTGGTATGCTAGCTTAGCCCTCTCGTCTAAGCCCGACGGCTTTGGAGCCGGTGGCGATGGAGGCGGGGCGCCAGCAGGGGTATCCTGCGGGAGTGCTCCCGGCACTCTTGACGCTACGGCTACAGCCGAGGCTCTACGAGCGGGATCTACTAGCGTTGAAGACAACGTTTTCCAGAATTCATCCACAACGGTGGGGTCATCCACATAGCGCTGCTGATACTCGGGATTGGACTGGATGTAGCCAGCAAAGGCTGCATGCAGAGCCCTTCGTCCTTCCTCAGTCAGTGGTGAGCCTAGAGCTTCCTCCGCATTCTTGAAAATGCGGTCTAGAGACTGCCTACCGTGATTCTGCCAGATATAGTCTACTGCAGCTTCAAGGTCAGCTACGCGCTCTAGATACTTCTCTAGTTCTGCTGCTTTCTCCTCCATGCGGCTAAGGCCAGGGAACACCTGACCAAAGCGCTGTCGGATCTCGGCTACCTCAGGATCTTCCGGAGGCGCCATACCTACAAGAGCCCTCATCTGATCCTGATACTGCTGCATAGCGGCCTGATACTGCGCTTCTCGCGCAGCCCATTCTCGCTGAGCAGCCTCATATCGCTGAGAGGCTTCGCGTAGGCGATGTGGTGGAACCCAGTTTGAACGATCTTCCGGAGCACCTGTCGCCGGTGCCTGCGGTGCCAGTGGTGTCGCTACTGGTTGAGCGGATGGCGTCGGTGTCGCTGACGCAAGCGGTGCAGATGGTGTCGGTTCTGCGGCCGGTGTTGGAGTTGCCGTGACGTTTGGGTCTGACATTTTCCTCTACCTTCTGTATCGGGTCAAGTTCCCGTATGGAGGATGGTGGCAGATGCTTAAATTACGTGATCTGCCGTGACGCAGGCCCTAACGTTGGGCCAAGATTAAGATCTTTTTTACAACCCGGTAGTGCCGTTTGCTAAGACAAACTCAAATGCAAGCGCTACAGCTAACTGCCAGTGTATAAAATCTCCCCAAGGAATTATAACTTCGCTCCTAGTAGAAAATGTAATATTATTCGTAGCCTGCTCCCATGTAAAATCTAAGAGCTTCTTAATGCCGGGAGTAAAAACGGAATACGTAAAATCAATCTTTTGTTTGTCCTCAGAGATGTCAAGAGTTTTTTTTGTTTTTAGCTGAGGTCGCTTTGCTAAATGTAGTTCCCTGTCTACAAAGTCTATCCAAATATTTATTCTTGTGCGAATAGGGGTGACAGCGCTAGCTGGTAATATAATTGGAGCGGCTACAGCTCCAACTTTTACTGTGAAGTCTGTTAGAAGCTCAAAGAAGGACAACGGCACATCGTCCTCTACAAAAGTCATTTTACTGGAAATGAGCTTTGCTGCTCGCTTGTCTAGCACTTCTGCGTCAGAAGCCACAGATTGAAAAGTAGCATATTCATATCTTACTGTTATAGCCATTATAATATCTTACATAGGGCCCATTCCAGGCTGAGTAACGTTAGGCATCAAGGCCTGTCCAGCTGGGACGCCCTTGGTAGAGCCAGCCTCTTTCCTAGAGTTACTCATGGATTGGCCGCCCCCTGCAGCGTTTTCTCCTTGACCCTCCGGCAGGGCTGGAGGCATCATAGCTAGCTGCAGCTGTTGTAGGTGCAGAGATATGATGGGCTCTATCTCTGGACGCCGCAACAACAGTTCTCGCATCTTATCGGTATTGAGCCACTTAATACGCTCTGTCCAATGTATTTGTGGATCGTGCCAGGGCTTGAGCTGCAGTGGAGATAGACCTTCTGGATTCTCTATCCATCGCTCGAATTCGTCTTGAATCTGCAGCGCGGCTTGGACGTGTGAGTTAAGCGCAGGCACTAAGTCGGTTAGCCCCAATAGCTGCAAGATGGCCCAGCGCTGGTCCGGATCCATCGGGTTGATAACTCGGAGCTGATTGCCCTGCTCCAAAGCTGCCCGCTTACCAAGATGCGTCTTTGGGACGTTACTGCCGTCTTCTATGACGAAGGTGAGCTGACCTTGCAGTTGGGCGTTCTCGAAATACTTGAAAGTATAACCATTGTTAGGACCAAGCACGGTAAGCGTACGCCGCTGTGGACCGAACTGCCGCTCCAACTCAATAGCGATACCAAACCAATCGCGATACATCTCGCCACGAGACTGGTAGGCGGCCGTAAAGCGACTCTGAGAGCGCTCTACCAGCAACTGTAGCGCAGAGAAAGCCTCTTTACCAGAAGGCGCCTTGCCTTTGAAAATATCGTAGGTGCCAGAAAGCGCCTCGATTTCGTTAGTGATCTGTTGCCGCAGTTGATACAGACTGGCAGGCACCTCGCTGCCTGGAATGCGCTCAGGCTTAGCCTGGCCTCCAGCAGCCAGTGGGTTCCACTTCATGACCAAGCCAGGCTCCCCAGTGAAGTGGTCTATGCCTGCGCCCTCCGGGACCACCCAGATAGGATTGGCCATACGCTGGATAATCAACTGAACCAGTGAGTCTACTTGGTTGAGCTGATCCTGCTTCTGTATGAGCGGGGAGAGCGCTGAACGGCCGTACAGCCTCCCTCCCATATGCTCATACTGTGCATGCACGAAGGGGAATAGCGGGTTGCCTTCTATATCTTTATATGGGAACGGACCAGGGATACCTTCATCTTGCTCTTGGTGCAGAACGACTGGCTGTTTGTCCCCCGCTACCCGCACTACCAAGCCCTTAGGAAACTCTTTAGTGGGCTTCATCCAGAGTTCATACTCAGTGATGCCCTCTACGGTCTTCTGCCCAGCGTAGCCCATAAACTGGAACTGAGTGCCGGAGCCAATATCGTTGGTAAGTGCTAGTGTTTTAAAGATCTGCATCGAGCGATCAGTAGGCGACTTCTCCCAGTTTATCCTGCCTACCAGATCTGGTCGATTGGCTTCATACCAGTTCTTCTCCCGCCAGCGCATCCTTATCAGATAGGGTAGCTCCTCGAAGCGAGTAACGTTGACTGGTACTGCCCACTCAAACGGAGAAAGCGGTGTAGTCTTACCTCGGCCAGAAGCTATCCAGTCGCCAATAGGCTTGCCGTCCGGTCCAATAGCTGGCATAAATGGTTGATTGCCACACTGTGGGCATCTGTTGCCAGCCTGGACTATAGCCTGTGGTGGAAGAGTTATGCCACAGCGTAGACAAGCCTCATGCTGAACGAACTGCCTATTGAAACGGACGTCAGTGTCCCAGCTTAGCTGCAAGCAGGCGTTGCCAGTAGCGATGAACCAGAAATCTGATTCCCGCAT